GTAATCCGTTCACCTTCCTTATTTATTTTCTTGCTATTTTCTGATAGTTTTTCCATTACATCAAAAAAAATTGTTACATGTTCTTCTGAAATCCCTTGAACAAGTAACTCATCGAATTTATGTAACTTCACGATGTTTTCTTTGACTCTTTGTTGTCCTAGTTCCGTTAAAATAATCGTTTTGTATCGGTTGTCTTCTTTGTAACTTCTTCGTTCGATAAATAAACGTTTTTCCATAGTTTGTAGTAGACCTGTTGCAGTGGAACGCCGAATATCGAATTCTTGTTCTATGTCTTTTTGGTAGACGGGTACTTGTTGACTATTGCGACGGTGGATGAAATTAAGAATGCGCATTTGGATACTTGATGAAGCTTCGCCATCTTCTTTTAAGATTTCTGCTGCTTTTCGGTTTAGTTCATTGGCTAGGATTCTGATTTTTAGACCGATTTTTCTGTCCATGATTTACCTCCTTGCAATATAGTTCGGTTCCTAACTATATTACGATAAGTGTAATCGAATGGTCAAGGTTTATTTAATCAACCTGTTACTAAACAAAATAAATCCAGATATCCGCGAAATTAATCACTATCTGGATTTATTGATAGTATATTAAAACTTATTAGTTAAGTTTTTTGATAATAACCGAACCTCTTAATACTGTCCCATTACTGCTGCTTCCATTTTTAGTTACACGCACAGTAGATCCAGCTTTCAACTCAAAAACACCTCTTAAGCTTGCTTCTCCATTAGGAGTATTTCTACCTTCAATAATCGGATTCACTATATTTCCATTGTTTTCAATAACTAGAGCAAATGATGTCCACATCCCACCCGTACAATCAATTACTGCTAATGCACCATTAATCTCATAAAGACCTGATTCTTTTATTTCTAAAGTATTCTCTCCGTTGAATTTGTAAAATCCAGTTACAATCTCTTTTGTCAATTCTAGCGGAATATTTACTACACCGTGTTTATTAGCTACATCTTCTCTCTGCGTAAAATAAGCCATAGCCATCATTCTGTTAGTATCTAAAATTTCAGATAAATCTTCAACTGCACTCACATGTGTCTTCGGATACAACAAATTTCCTTTTTCTTCTAATTGTACAATATCTGCCATTATACTGCTCCCACCTTACTAAAAGTTATTGTTGGTAATGTATCTAATTTTTTCTTATCCGCTGCACTCATCAGTCCGCTGACTGTTTGTGTTGCTGCAGCAGTCGTTGTTGCGTTTGTTCCCGCTGGTCCTTGGGGGCCTGTAGCTCCAGTTATACCTTGTGGCCCTGCTGGTCCTACATCCCCTTTTTCACCTTTGATCGTTGTAAATCCTTCCACAGCGTTTACATGTGTTTTAGGATAAACAACAACGCCATCACTTTTTAATTCAACGATATCTATCATACTGATCCCACCTTATCTATTGTAATTCCTGTTCCTTCAACGCCTAAATCTTTTGCGGTCAATGTAATATCTCCCGTTTTTCCGTTGATCGATGTCACACCTGTTCCTATTGTTTCGATCTTATCTAAACCAAGAATCGCACTAGCATGCGTTTCTGGGAAAACTTGACGCTGTACACTGGATTCATCGGTTTCCATTACTTTTTTGATCTCTACTTCATTTGCCATTAAACTGAACCTACCTTTCTTATGAAGAAAGTATTTTGTTTTTCACTGTCGATTTCAGCGACCACTAAAGCCGAAGCTTCTTTTTTATGAGTGACCGTTCCTAATTTAGTCACACTATGATTCAAGCTGAATTTATCATCTCGAATTGTTCTAAGAACACTTGTTTCTCCACTTTTTAACGTAAAATGCGCCTGCTTTAGTTCTTCAATTAGATTCAAAAGATTACCAGCAGTATTTTCATTTAAGATCTCTTTGATCGTAGCAAACCATTTATCGAATTCTGCTCTTTGAACCGTAGTCCATTGATCAAATCTTTCTTGATTTGTTGTGATCCAGCTTTGAAACTCTGCAATAATACGCTGTAATTCTTCTTGAGCCACTATATACCAGTCATCATAAATCTCCTGACACGTTTTCACCCATTCAGTGAAATAGCGTAAAATTTCTTCAAACGTCCAAATATAGTTACTGTCTTTGATTCCCTCGTCGTAAATGCTTTCTTTGACTTGATAAGCAAAATCTCTTGTTGAAAATTGTTGCCGCCAACTTAAATCTTTTTGAAGTTCTCTAAAACTAAAGTAAGCAGTATTTTCTCCTACATTTTGCATATCATAATTAGTTAATGTGTATTGCAGCTTCCCTTTTTTTGCGTCGATGATTTTAACGACTTTTTGCTCAGATAAACCTAGACCTGCATGATGTCCTTGTTTGACGCAGAAAAATGGGGTTAAATTTGAAATGTCTTTTGGTTTTCCATGTTCTGTTACTGTCACATCCAAAACTTGCGTTCCTTCATCGAATTGACGAATCATAATTAATGGAATATTGTCGTTTGGTTGTGTGATTGATAAAAAAATTGGATATACGATTGACATTTACTCACTCCTTTCTAAAAATTGATTATTTGGGTGGAATGACGATTGAACTGATTTCGTTTGACCCGACCCATGGACGTTCGTATCTTTCGATAATTTGACCTTTTCCGATATTTTGCTCATACGTTTGGAATCCACCAGCAGTTAATCCTCTGATGATGCCTGTATGTCCGTAAGTATAGTCAACATTGAAGCCACCAATATTTCCACCACGTTTCCAATTTATTATGGCTCCTGTCAACAAGTCTTTATACTCAGGTTGATAGATAACTTTCCAACCAACTGCTGACCAATCATACGAGCTGCCAATATCAGCCGCGGCTTCAGTATTTCCGATCACATGACTTAAGGGATAACTCGTTTGGGCACCCAAACCACAGCCGCCTAGAAAACCTGAATATTCTGCCGGCACAGCATAACATTGACCATTCCCCCAATAGCGACCAACTAATGATTCTAAATGATTCAATCCCGCTTCGCCTGCTCCAGTTGACGCTTTTAAATCTTTAAATTTGTTATACCATTCTTGTGCATAGCCTTGTCTTTCTGGGTGTGCATTTTTAGGGCGTTCAAAATTCATTTCAAACGCATAAGCAGCCGTGGCTGGATCTGTAATGGTCTTAAAAACACTAACACTAGTTGGATTAACTACACCGATCCACTGTCCATTGTACATACACCAATCAATTAGTTTTGCTTGCGCTAATGTTGATTTGTAATCATTTGTAATACCCGCTGTTCCAATTAAACGTTTAACATACTCACGACCATCCCAAGTTGGACTACCAATTAGCGGATAGCTTGAACCATCCCATTGTACTAAACCATATGCTGGTCCACCGATTTGGTCTGTATCAGGATTCATCGTACCGCCTGTTTCTTGTTGAACGTTCCCTAAAATACCCGCTGCTGCTGCTTGGCTATAACCATTGGAAGTTAGAAAACTCCACAAATCCCAAGCAAATTTATCTGTTTGAGTTGTTACCTCAGGCGGATATCCACCACCAGTACCTCCGTTACCACCACTGCCATTCCCATTACCTGTGATTTCTTTGCCATTTAGGAATAATTTCCCTTTAATGTTTAGATTACCAGTGATGTTTAAGTCGCCATTAATTTCTCCTTGTCCATGTAATCGCCATATTTTCTTATTGGCGTTTGATTCTTTAGGAATTTCAAACACTGCACTTGGTGCTCTTTCTTCTTTAGAAACCGCTGAACCAATTGAAAACTGATATCCCGGAATTTGACAAAAGGCAACGCCAACTGGTTCTTTGGTTTTCCCATCTATTACTGCACCAATCCAGCCTTCTTCTTCATTCTTTTTTTGATTTCTAAAAGCAATCGTTCCATTGGACTGTAACTTGATTTGGAAATTATTATCTTTCTTTGTTTGAACTGTAACGCCCTCTAAGGTACCAGCTTGAATGAAATCAGCATTAAATTTCCCATCAATCGTCCAAGCTGTTTTAGGTTGGTTTGTAAATTTGTCTTTAACAAAACCTATTCCGTCTGAGTTCATGATTAAAAAATGTTTACTATTATCCAACGAGTTTCCATCCATAAAAACTTGTTGATAGGGTTCGCGGCTGTTTGATTTCCCCGTTTCAATCCCATTCATTAATTTTATAGAACCGCCTTTGGCACCACGGATAATGTCATCTTGCCATTTAGAAATTTCTTCAGAATCGTAAAAAGTCATCTTTTTTTCGTCCAAAGAATCGACATTTCCTTTGAGATCCGATGTAGCTTTTGAAATGCTTTTCGTAATATTATCTCCTAAACCAGTTTCGACTTTTCCTGTAAGACGATCGATTTTAACTTTGAAAATTCGTGTTTTGTAATGATAGTTTCGATCATGGCGATGAATTGTGACTGTGTTTCCGATCGTATCTCCACCTAAAATCTCAGTCTTAAATTGAACCAGCGGTCGAGAATATTCGATAAGTGAGTCATATGTTTTTTGCAGTAATTTTTCTGCACTCTCTTCTTCATCAAACGTAATGACTTTTTCACGTCTTCTCATACCGCCATTTTTAAGCGGAATGCCGTATTGTTTGGTCATTTCGGGAAATTCCAACCAGTTTTGACCCTTTGGTTTATTCAAAGGTTTGCCCGTTGTTTCTTTCCATTCTATATTAGTGAATTCGATTCGTTTGCCTTTTCCATCCCCAACATCTTCCCCACGACCACGGCCGATTAAACTTGTATACACTTGGTTACGGTCTTGTTCTTTTACAATACTTAACGCTTTCTCACCATAAGTGAAACGCTGCTTGCTCTGTTCACCGATTTCATGATAAACTTCCAACCATTTTTCTGTAATACCAATACCATCGATTTTATATTTAAATAGAATTTCGCATCCCTGTGTTTGGATATTTTTTAATGCATCCCTTACAGAAAGAAAACTGAAATCCTCTGTGATTAAAGGTAAATTAGCATCGATTTTTCCTAAACGCCATTCTGTTTCTGCTAATAATTTTGGCAATGTATTTTTGATTGATTCATTCTTCACTTGTACATTTTTAACCACATAAGAATCTAGTTCGTCTGGTGCAAAACTAATGCCTGTAAAAGATAAGAGATTCTCTGACTCACTGTCTAAAATAATTCTATAAAGACTGTATGAAGATGACTCTTCTTTTACAGCCATGTATGCAGCGGTTTTCAATTCTTCGTCGTAAATTGTTGATACGTTTAAAGTATCGTTCATTAATTCAGCTTTATTCGAAGTGATTTCTTTTTCTTGAATCACTTCTATTAATTCATCTTCTTTAACGATTCGAATTAAGTGCTGACGTTCATCAAAGAAATATACACTTTTTCTCACAACTGCACCTCCCGATAAGAAATAATCATCTGTCCATTGGTACATTGGATTGTTTGTCCTTCACGAATAGAAAAATTCTCAAAATCACTTTCTAAATCAAGTAAGAAAGTCTGGTCAATATCATTCACATAGACCTTCCCTTTTAAAAAATCAAAAATAATTCGATCGCCAGCATTTAAATTGTAGCTAGTGATTTTAATCGTTTTTTCGCCATTTTCTATCGTCAAAGGACCGAATTTTTCAATAATTACTTCAATTTTTTCAGGTGTTGTCTGATAAGGTAGATACGTTGTGATCTCTCTATCTGTTTTTAATAAAACCGAGTACTTTTTCGGATCAGTACAAAGAATTTCAAAACTAGAAATAATACTATTCGTATCACCTCTAACCTCTTCCGTTGTCATATACTGTCCATGATAGTGATAATCCAGTTCATCTTTAAAACGAATCTCAACATCTGATTCTTTATAAAGTAAACGCATCAACTGACGGTATTTTTTCTGTACATCTTTTGCGTCTTTTCCAATCAATTGATAGGTTACTTTGATTGTTCGAGATGGTAATTTTTGATTTAATTTGATACTTCCCACTTGAGTTTCTTGCGTTTCAATATCAAGAGATAGCATTTCTCTGCCTGTTATCGCTAATGTACGATAGTCGTCGATCATTTTTTCTAGATAAACACCATCATACATCATGGCTGAGGAAGGAAGGATCAAATCATCTTTGTGGACTTTTTTTGTTGTGTCTTCAAAATAATACATTTTTTCCCTCCTTCTAAAATGCTAGGTTAATAGCAGAATCTTGTCCCATTGCTTCAGAGATATCTGAGACAAAGGCTTTGAATTGTTGGTTGCCGAGTTTGATGTTGAATGTTGCGGGTTGTTTTGTTTGGATCATCATTTGTTTGCTGCTAGATTGAACGGATACATCTTGTATCGTTTCTACTTGTTGATCTAGACTATCTAAACTTGGTAGCATTATTTGAGATGCTAGTTTATCCATAGGTTGGTCGACTACATGAGCATTTCTTTCGATCCCTATTGCTAAACCTGCGGGTAGCATTGCACCGATTTCATCTCGCATCCAGCGAGAAGGTGAATGAATTTTAAAATTTCCTGTAAAAAAGTCTTTAATCCCATTCCCGATATTTTCAAGAACTTTCCCTATTTTTTGAGCCTTTTCTGTAATACCATCAATAAATCCTTGGATGATATTACCTCCAACTTCAAATAAGTCAATATCAAATAGAGCCTTAGAAAGTTCATTAATAATCTGATAGCCAACTGTCGCGATTGACGGTAATGCACCTAGAATTCCTTTTGTTAGTTCCCATATCAACTTTCCTGCTGCTACTAAAATACTTGGAAGCTCCTTAAGTAAACCTGCAACAAGAGTAGAGATAATTTTTACTGCAGCAGAGATGATTGTTGGCAACTGCTCAGACAAAGTTCTTACTAGAGTAGCGATTGCTTCAATTGCCACTGGAATTAAAACAGGCAATATAGAAGCAATTCCTTCTGCTAGTTTTGTTAATATTTCAACACCTTTTTTAATAATTTCAGGTAATTGTCCTGTAATATTAGTAGTAAATGATTCAATGATTCTTTTGACCGTTGCAATGATTTGATCTTTGTTATCTACAATTCCGCTAACCAAAGCCATTAATAAATCTAATCCTGTCATTAACAACTGAGGTGCTGCAGATAATAAGCTTGTGGCTAAGGATTCAATCAACATCAAAGCAGCTGGGATCAACGTTGGTAAACTTTCAATTACCCCACTAACTAAAGCATTAATTAGGTCAACCGCACTTTGCATAATCACAGGTAGATTTACTGAGATTGCTTGTGCCAAGCCTGCTATTAATTGCGTTCCTGTTTCCATCAATGCTGGAAGTTTATCTATGATTCCTTGAACAAACCCCGCAATAATAGCTGGTCCTTTTGTAGTTGCTGTTTCTATCATCTTGCCGATTTGTCCATCAAACTGACTATCTAATAAACCAAAACCAGCTAGTGCAACACCCAGAATAGCTGCTGGTCCTAGAGCTTTTAGTGCAAAACCAAAAACAGAAGATAAGCCTTGAACCATGGAAGTCATAGCTGTCGTTCCAACATTAGCAGAACCTTGCAACGTCGTCCCTATACCGCTAAATGCTCCTTTCAATAGGCTTGAATTTGAAATTGTATCAGTGAATTTACTTCCTAAAGTTCCAAATTTTGAAGTAACATTAGAAATAGTCCCGCCTACTTGAGAAGACATATCTGAGAACTTCGTTCCTAATTCGGCCAAAGCTGGATGTTCACTTCTTATGTGCATTCCTAAAAGTTTCATTTGATCTCTTGCACTTTCAGGCAAACCTGTCATATAGGTCTTTACGCCATTAACACCTTCACCAATTTGGCGAAATGCTGATCCCATCATTCCTGAACTTTGATACATTTTTGAAAAGCTCGATGTTACCTTTGTCGAAACAGTCTCAAAAGCCGTTCCCAATTTATCAACTGGAGATCCTTCAGTTCTCATTGCCATAGTAAAAAGCTTCATTTGATATTTTGTGTTTTCTGTAAATCCGGCAAGATTTTGTTTCCAGTTTGACATACCTGAAATCATTTGCTTTTGTTTATCACCAAAGCCTTGTGCCATTCCACCAAAAGATTGTGTTACTTTGTCTATATTGGAATTAATGCTTCCAAAGACCGAATCGTCTCCCATCAGCATTTTCCCCATATTTGGAATGTGAAATTGCTTTAATTTTCCATTAATATCTTTGATTGTCGTATCTACGGCATCTATCATTCCAGTAAAACTTGGATTTTCAACTACAGGAGTAAAATTTTGCTTTAACTTTGCCCCAATTTTATCAATCAGTGTCGAAGCCTCTTGCGCACTTTGCTTAAATACCTCAAAGCTTTGTGGCGCAACAGTATAAGATGATAGTCTATTAAACGATTCAGATAAACGATCTGACATTGCTTTAGTATCACTTAAGACATTTTCAGCATTCGCTAATGTTTTAAAAAAATTATTTTCAATAACTGAAAAAACAGTTGTCACATTCTGTTTATTTTCCATTTTCCCCCTCCTTTCCTATGAATTAAAATTTGCAATCCAATTTTGAAGTTTCTCTTTATCAGGAGAAGTACTTTTTTGTCTGCCAAGTATTTTCTCTTCTGCTTTTCGATAATCGAAGAACTTATCGAAGGTTCTAAAAACTGGTTTGCCTTTTCGAGTTTGACCTGCCATAACTGTAGCCCATGCTTGCATATGGATTTCATACTGTCGATCCAATTGTTTTAATTGATAGGCTTTCATACGTAGTTCATAATCAGGAATGGTTAATCGGTCAATTTCATTAAGATTTTCGAATTTTAAGAAACGTAAACAGTTTAAACGAACCTGCTCATATACTTCGGCAAAATCTATGTTATTTACGCTTGTACTTCTTCCAACATCTTGCTGGTCATCATCCCGGTATATTCCGACTTTTTTAGTTCATCAATCACATCTTCAAACAGATTTTTTGTACCATTTTGTTCAACGTAATCTTCTAAAAACTTAACCGTCATTCGAGGTTTTTCTGTCATATTTGCAATCAACAAGACTTCAAATAAGGTATCTACATCAGATAAAAGTAGATTTGAAACAATTGCCCCAACTCCTAATTTTAACTGCATCCCACCACGTTCTACTGAATAACGTTTGTTGATTTCTTTTAAAAAACCATAACCAAATTTAAAGCTATATGTTTTTTCATTCATTGATAATTCCATGTCTTTTCCTCCTAATTTAAAAACTACAATAATCGTCTTGCTATAATAAACCATGTGAAAGAGGCTAGAATCTAACCTCTTTCGGTTACTTTATAAAATTAATTGATTATGCTTTAGTTTCTACTTTCACAGTATCCTTAAATTCATAATCGCCGCCTTCTGAAGTATCAAGCTCTAATGCCGCAAAGCCATTTTTACCTGCGCCTTCGATAGCCCACTCCAAAGAGTATTCAACTTTATTTTCAGCTGAATCAGTTTCTTCAAACGAAGTAAAAAAGCCTTCAAAATATTTTGCTTTGAATTTTCCTTCATCATTACCAGTACCAATTTCTTTGGTATTGATACGCCAAATTTGAACACGCTTATTCTCATCCATCGCTGTCTCTAATTTATCGATTTGAGTCGAACCAATCTTATATAATGTTGTTGCAGTAACAGTTGTTTCAGTCGCTCCTGGTGTTACCACACTACCATCTTTGGTCACAGTTGATTCACTTTCTTTCGATTTTGAATAACCATTTTCTGTACTGTAGGCTAAGCCCCAAGCACTTTCATTTCCTTCGTCTTCGGCTAAACGAAAACGCCAAACTACATCTACTCCACTTAATGCTGTCAT